AAGATATTATTACAATAGACATGGGATAAATTATATAGAGAGATTGGTTATATTAAAACTGTTCTTTGAAGTTATAAATTAACTTTGTAATATATATAATTTATTGAGGCATAAGATATTATTACAATAGACATGAAGACTTGTCCTGTGTGTCAAAGGAAGTTTGTTAATAAGCAAGCTTTAAAACAGCATATGGATAGTGCTCATGGAAAGCCTGCTCCTGTCCGGAGAACTAAGAACAACATAAATAATATGATCGTTTCTAGAGGCAATGATAATGATATTCCTATTAGGATAAAGCGCAAAGAATTCATTCAGGCTATTGATAAAACTAACTTGAATGGAAACCTAGTGTTTAATCCGAGAACAGCAGCTAGCTCCAAAATCCTTAACAAGTTTGCGAAGATTTATGACAATTATATTGTTCATTCATGCTCCGTACAGTTTGTGTCTGGTTCTAGGAGTACTCGTAATGGTATGGTTGTAGTTGCAGTCGATTACGGCAGTTCCTCAATCGTTACCAATACGAAAGAAAATTTGTATGCTTTACCATCCGTGGCAACCCAGGTTCACTCTAACAGTCCAGTGTTAAAGATATCTGTTAGCAATGCAGTTCGTTATTGTAACGTAACTGACAAAAACAGAGATAATCCTTTCACTATTTACTGGTATTGTGATACTACCGAGACTGATGGTGGTGTTGGTGATCTTTTCTTGACTTATGATATAGAGTTTAAAGGATTGACGCCATAGGGACTCGACGAGGGTTTTCAAATTGTCAATCATGTACGCAAAGCTGTTATCAACAATATTCTTGAAACAAACAAAACTACCAATTCTTGGTTTTTCAAGAAAAGTATGTTCAATTCTTTTGAATATCCTACTATTGTTGTTAACGATTTTAATTTGCTGAATGGACAATTTGATGACCCTCCCCTCGGAGCCAATATGACATATCAGGCGCCAATGGCAGTAGCTAGTGATCAAAGTACTATCGGGGGAAGTAGAATTAAACCCGAAGTAAACTTCAGAACTCCTAGAGAGATTTGGCAAGGCTTTGAAAGAAATGAAGATTTTTATGAAATTCATCTTCAATTTGGTTTGTTCGGTCCTTTTAGTGAACAACAAGGGGCTGATCCAAATATCAAACAAGGCACGCTCAAAGGAACTTTTGAAGTTGATCCTAAAGAATTTGATATAATCAAATTCATGCCAGGTACGTTTGATACTTTCACCACATCTAACTTTGGTGACAATGCGGTTGCAACCATGATGGTTTTAGTGAGGAAACTCGTTATTGGCATACAATTTAGGTTGCCTGTTTTTAAGTTCACTTTTGAACTTAATAGGGATATCCCTATCAATGAACCTTACAACATCATACTTATGGGCTCTTGGTTTCTCATGAGACATGGGGTACGGTCTTTCCGGTCGATAGAAGATCAAGCGACCGTCGAAGAGGAGATCGAGGAATAGCATGATGGCATGCACAGGAGACAACCTGTTAAAAATAACGCACAATTAGCGAAATCCATCTAGTTCGTTGTGC